TACTTAAAACATATACTAGAGGGAACTTATCATAATATGGTTGAAATGTAGTCGCTTCATACTCATAAAAGTACATGTGACCAGGGAAGACACGTCTCCTCAATTCATTCTCATCTTGCAACACCAAGTTTTGAACAGAATCAAACTTTTGATCAATCGTCATGCGATACTGTTCTTTTTTGATGTCAGTCATCAAACCTTTCAGTTCTTTCATGTACCAAGACAGGGGTTTGGATTCTCCTCCCGTCTTATCTCGAATCTTTTCGTATAATGTTTCTCTTTGCTTCTTTCCTGCCTCTCTATACCCATCAGTCTGCTTGATCACCTGGATGAGTTCATCCATGTTCTTATATTTGGAGTAACTTCTTACTCCATACCTAGCAGCAATGGCACGTACCTGATCACGAGTATAATACTCCGAAGAAAATTCTTCCAGTTCATAACCTGACAGATGTATCCACCTGTCAATGTTATTCTTGGCATATGCCTTTGGTTTTAAATTATTCTTCTTTGCCATCAGACTTTGAGATGATCTTCGGTGAGAATTAAGAACTTCATCTGTCTATCTTCACAGTATTCTTTCGCTGCATCCCACTTCGCTTGATTCTTCATGAAAGTTAGGACTTCTCTCTTCCATGCAGCAGTCTTTCGCTTTGGTTTCTTGTTAGGTCCTGCCACCTGCTTCTTTGGTTTGATCTCAATGATATACTTCTGTATTTGATGTGATTTGTTCTTTACTTTGATGTAAAAATCAGGATAATATCTATGTGCTCTCCCATCAGTAGGACATCTGTAAGGAACAATGACTTCCTCACTACCCCACTCAATAATACTGTCTGTAGAGTCACAAAATAACATGAACTTTCGTTCCCACAATGACCTATAAATTATGCGTGTTGGATTTCCTCTATACTTCTGCGGATGCTTCGGTTTGTAGATTCCAGAGTACGCCATAAATAAAGTATAACCCATCACTAATATTTAGAGTGCCTAATCCATTAGATCCTGCGGGTCTCATTCCAGATGATATTGAGTTACCTAAAGGGAGATCGGGTTCGATCTCGAACTTTTTGGCTGCCGTTAGTGCCAATGGCGGCATGTCCATGTCAAATGGATATGATGTGCAATTCTATTTTGATTCTTCATCAAACGCTACTCTAAAGAACTCTTTTAGTAAGTTTGATATTGATGTATCAGATTTTACCACAGCAAATAAACCAGGGTCGCTGATTAATCTGTTTTGTGATGAGGCACAGTTACCAAGTCTACAATTTGCCACTGGTAACGTCAACGGAAGATATACAGGACGTGGAAATAACTTCTACCCCCATACTAAGTTAATTACAGACTTCAGTTTGAGTTGGATGCTTGATGCCAACATGTCAGCATACAAATTTTTGGTTACTTGGTTTAATTTCATTCGTGGTGGTGGAACTCCTCTAGAACGTACAAATAATGATTCTGTTCCAACTATCAATGAATTGTTCCACCTAAAAGATAGTTCTAACTTCTCTACACAAAATAGAAGTTACAGAATGGCATATCCTAAGGATTATCAAGCAAATCTACGCATTGCTAAGACAGAAAGAGGAGCAAATGCTGCTAATGGTAGATCTCCGCTAGTGTGGGCATTCACTGGTGTATATCCTTACTCTATTGACGCTGTTCCTCTCTCCTACGGCAGTTCGCAGGTCACCAGAGTCACCGCTAACTTCTACTACGACACGCTAACCAGTTCCTTTGCAGATATTCGTAACAAAAGGGGATAAATAAAATTACGAATTGAATTTAACTAAATGGCGTTACCTAAAGTTGGGTATCCAACCTATGAGTTGGATCTTCCTTCTACTGGGAAGAAAATTAAGTATAGACCTTTTGTCGTAAAAGAAGAAAAGGTACTATTACTTGCCCTGGAAGGAGAAAATGAAGATGAGATCAAAATTGCAGTAAAAGATCTCATCAAGAACTGCGTTTTAAGCAGAATTAAGGTCGATGAACTCCCATCGTTCGATTTGGAGTATATTTTCCTCAAAATCCGTGCTGCCTCTGTTGGTGAAGTGGTGAATATGACCATTACCTGTAGAGATGACGGAAAAACCCAAGTTGAGCATAATATTGACCTCAACCAACTTCAGGTAACCAAGCCAGAGGGTCATTCTAGCAAAATCATGCTAAATGACACTACAGGCATGATTATGAAGTATCCTAGCATGGATAGATTTGTCGAAAACGAGTTTTTGAACAAAGCAATCAAAACTGACGATGTTTTCCAGTTTATTGCCGATTCGATCGATCAGATCTTTGACGAAGAATCTGTATATGACTCTTCTACGACTACAAAGAAGGAAAAACTAGAATTCGTCGAAAGTCTCACTGCAAAGCAATTTGAGAGCATTCAGAAGTTCTACGAAACCATGCCAAAACTGCAATACACCTTCACAGTCACAAATCCCAATACTGGGGTCGAATCTGAATATGTCATTGAGGGGATGCAGAATTTTTTCGCATAATGGTCTTCCAGAACAGTCTGGAGGGCTATTATAAGACAAACTTCGCTTTGATGCAATACCACAAATACTCACTTACTGAGATTGAGGCAATGATGCCGTGGGAGCGTGAAGTTTACGTTGCTCTGCTCAAACAGCATATTCAAGAGGAGAAGCAGAAGGCAGAAGCAGCGGCAGCCCAATAAAAAAGAGGGGTGTTACCCCCTCGACTTTTTCCGCCAAAAAATAGCGGGAAATTTTTTTCGGAATTCATGGAATCAAAAAGTGAATTTTGAAATCAGTCTTCCGCAAGTTTAGCGAAGTAAGACAAGGCATCATCTTCTTCGACAGCATTGGCACTCATCTTCTCACGGAAAGGAGAGGACGGGGTGATGTCAGGTGCATTGAAGTCACCAGCATCGCCAGCGGGAGCAGGATCATACTCCTCATCCTCTACGGTGAGGGTACGAGCAGCAGGTCGCTTGCCGAGCACAGTGTCGAGACGTGACTGAAGTTCTTCATAGGACTTGAACTTGTCTTCGGAAGTGAACTCGGAAAGAGAGTATTGCTTCTTCCAGATCTCTTCCATCTCAGTGTCATCAGAACTGACAGCAGTAGGTTCTGCAAACTCAGACGAATCGTAGTTCCAGTAACCACCGACAGTTTTGATCTTGATCTTAAAGTTGGCACCTTCCCAGAAGTCAAAGACGTTGATGGGAGTCTCATCTTCAAACTCAGGTTGCATGGCAGCGAGGATCTTGTCATGGATCTTCTTACCATACTTGTACAGGAAGACACGACCTTCGTTCTCAGGATGCTTAGGATCCTTTACAACGAGGATGTTGCTGTAGTAAGACAGTTTACGCTTACGTTGACGTGCAGTGTCTTCGTCACCAGACTTCCACAGTTGTCCGTTCTTCAGACAAATGGGGCACTGACCACCGTGAGTGGTGGGGCAGTTCTCGATCAACCAACCACCGCTCTCTTGGAAAGCATGGTTGTACAGTTTTGCCCAGGGGAGGGTCTCACCCTCAGGTGCGGGAAGGAAACGGATTACCGCATAACCGTTACCGCTAGCGTCAAGTTCGGGCTTCCACAGACGTTCGTCGGCACCGCTGCTAGCGTTGCTGGACTTCTGCAGTTCCTTTTGAAGGAACTCCATGTTGTTCTGGGACTTGCGCTTAAGATCTGCGAAGGACATCGGATACCTCGGATTAGTTGGATGTGTTGGATGGTTGGGTCTTACGGTGCGAACCAGTCTCCCAGTCCCGTCCTGCCCAACAAAGTTAGTATAACAGATGACAGGTCAGGAGTCAACCCCCTGCATCTAGTTGTTGCTTCATCATTTGGACACGCTCTAGGAGGGCGTCAAACATATCGTTCAGGTCATCGCCTGGTTCAGCACCAAGCATGACTGCAGCATCTCTCATGGAGTCTGCCATGCTGATTGCTTCCTCATCGTCGCTAAGTTTGAGTCTAGCATAAAAGATCTTCTGCTTCTCAATAAGAGACTCCAGAACATTGAAGTAATCCATCTTCTTTTCTTTTGGCAGCACTGGGAATGCAACCATGGATCTCATGCAAAACTCTTGCATCGCAGCCATCTCTTGGATGTTACCACGAACCATTTCAGATTTAAAGAACTCGTTCATACTAGCATCAACTTAGCTCGACTTGTTTTCTTAATGTAATTAAGTTTTTGTGCATCATACTTAAGTTTCTCCTTAAGTGGTTTGCTGATCAGTTTAGGAACTGATTCAATTTCAATGTCGTTAGACTCACAGTAATGTACAATAGCATCAATGTAATTCATCGAATTTTCGTATGCAATTTTCTCAACATCCTGCGAGAATTTCGCAGCGGTCATAAATTTATCCTCCAGATTTTTTGGCATTTTTACTCCGATACTCTTCGATGTACTCTTGAAGCGAAAGAAAGTATTCTTTCTTGGGTGGAACGACACTTACCTGAACGTCTCCGTTCTCACAAGAGACAATCGTCACTAATTGTTTTACAGACAAGTCGTAACGTTCTTGAAGCATACATGCGTATGCAGTTTCTTGAACGTAGTAATCGTATAGATACTTCTCGTCTTTTTCTTTTGCGGAGGTCTTAAAATCAATGATGGACAACACCCCCTCGTATTCCGCAATGCAGTCAACTCGTCCTGCAATTTGCAAATAATCGGAATACAGTGCCGCTTCTTGTAGGTATATATTATTTATACGGTCAAGAATATGTCTCGAAGAGTTAAACATGATCCAAGGCAAAGGTTGGTCCTTGTACTTTGTGGTATCTAACTCATTGTTGATGTAATCTTCAACGAGCTTGTGGTATCTAGTACCACGACCAGCAGCACGGTTAGAGACTGCTTGTGCTTTCTCTTTACCAACCCTTGCTTTCCACTTAGCAAGACTTGCTTGCTTCTTAGAGTTGTTACTGATCACAGTGGTAGCAGAGGGATACTTGCCACCGCTAGGAGTGACATAGTATCTCTTCCCATCGATTGTAACTGTGTTCATCTCAATGGGTTCTAACCCAACATGATCAAATATATGCATTAGAATCCGAGGTTAAGTTTAGCAATCAGATAGTTCTTGACAAGTCCAGAGCGAACAATGTCCTCGATACCATACTCAATCATAGCAAAATCATCAGTCATGCTTGCAATGATTCTTTGGAAGTCAAGGATGCCTGTCTTCTCATTGATCTTCTGTAAGTCAGACTGATTAGCATCACCACAGAACATGATCTTAGTATCTTCACCTACACGAGTCATGATTGAATCAAGTTCGTGGAAGTTGAGGTTCTGACATTCATCAACAATGACAATCGCTTTGTCGAGTGTAGAACCACGAAGGAAAGATGTACTCCAGAAACTAATAGTCTCCTGACTCTTCAGTCCTTCATAAAGCATGTCGAATGCCGCATCATCAGGCATCTCAAACATGTACTTAACCATATTTTTATATGGAATTTGATAAAGCGATGCTTTATCTTCGTGGGTCCCTGGTAGGAAACCAATTTCTCTAGTAGCAACTAGCGATCGTACAATATAAATCTTTTCATAAGGAGAATCCTCATTGAGAACATCTCTAAGTGCAAGATACAAAGCAACGAAAGTCTTACCCGTTCCAGCACATCCAGAAGCATAGATGTTCTTACCAGCACCATACTCTTCAAACATAACCTCTTGGTTTTCTGTGAGAGGTTCAATGTTAAGAAGGTAGTTGCTGTTGATAGGTTTTCTACGCTTCATCTGCTTTGCAGACATCCCATTAATATCTGGGGTTAGTTTCTTTCTAGATCTTGGCATAAGTTTTCTCTAATTTACCATTGAACATTTGAACCAGGCAGTTTGGATGCAGAGGTCATAATCTCAGACCAACCAGGATGAGTCTTGCCCATCTTGTTTCTCCAATCACCAGACTCACCGACGCCAGCAACACCAGCGGACCAGTCTTTATCCCAATCGGGATTGTCTTTCTTCCACTGTTCGTACTCAGCGACAGTCATACGTAGTTCCTGAGTTTCCCCAGTCTCTTTGTGTTTAACAGGATAGGTAGGCATTAATTCCACTCCAATGCTTCAGCAACTGTAGGAAATTGCTCACAGAAAATTTCTTTACATGCAAGAGCAATGTCCATGTGTTCTTTTTGTGTGCCGTTGGCACTACGCAGATCTATATAGTGGATCCACGACCTCACAGATCCCGTCATGTAGAGTCTGGTAGGAGTGGCGAGGGGGAGCACAAAACGAGCACACTCCTTTGCAATTTGTGCATCAAGCATTTCTTGATACAGTTTCATCCCCTCATCAAAGTGTCGTCTGATCTTGATCTCAAATTCCTGACGGGTAAAGGGATCAATGTCATCGATGGAGTTCTGTCTGTTCTTAGTGTCTTGGCGACGTAGATCAGGGACAGGGATAACATCCCCAAGTAGAGAGCTGTCAGCATAGCGTTGTGAAAATTCTTGATATGTAAATGAACGGTGACGCAAGCACTGAGCTGCTAGACCCCGTGTAGTATTTATCTCAAGCGTCATAAATGCTTGCTCAAATACACTCCAGTGCTGATGCTTGACGCAATACTTAAGCAGCCCCGATACCTTCGGGTTCTCCTGGTTGTTCGGATTGCTCACTCTCGCTACGTACCCCATCGTCTTCTCCGCTTCGGGAGTCACCGATACCAATTTCACTTGGGATTGTTGCGTCATAACCAAAACCTTGTTGTGATTTTTCTAGATTTTTGAGGGTGGAACGTACTTGCTCTGCTTGATAAAGTTCTTTCTTGATCTTTACAAACTCATCGTTGTCGTATAGATGAGGTTTACTCACAGCATTACGTAACCACTTAATATATTGATTAATAGATGATGGTGCTTGGGTCATACGAAATGTAATAACCCGTACATTCTACCATAAAAAAAGGAGGGTGTCAACCCTCCTGTTCTGTGACCTTCCAAGTGCTAGTGCCTCTGGATTTTAAATTAACCCACTTGGCATAATGTACGCCACGATAAGTTAAGAATCCAAAGACTCTATCTGGATCGTGTTTGTCTGGATCATAAACTGGAAGATCATATTCCAGTTTAATCTTCATGCTACACCTTCTGCAGCAGTAGCAGTTCACCGTAGATCATGCCAATAAATGCTACACAACCTAGGGACGATAGTCCAACTACTTGTAGTGCTAGCATGGCGATCACTTGGTGTAGGTGCGACCACGATAGCAGAACTCTCCGTGAGTTTCCTCACCAGTCTGCTTACAGTCATACTTAACACCACGATATGCAGTGTTAGCAATTTGTGCGTCATGAAGTGCAGATGCTCTTTCAATCTGCCTCTTGATGATGTTTAAAGTGTTCATGGGTAATCTCCTGAAATACTGAGGTTAGTTAAAACCCGTTCCTTCAGACTTGTGCGTCCCAGTCACACTCAGGCGTTGCTTCTTGAATAGTTTCAATCAGCTCTTCCTTAGCGTGATTGCTAATGTATTCGTGTTCTCTTATTCGGTCCAGCATTTCTGCTGCGTTGGTACAAGAGATATTAGCATAGAGTAGAAACTCAAACATGGGATGAACGCTCCGTTCCGAGTCTTACTTGCGTCCTCAGGTTAAAGTACCTGTGCATTGACCATCATCTACTTTGGATTTGAAATACAAGATTAGATTTCGCTTAGTCCTAAAGTCTAAGTTACCATCTAAGTGTATCTCAACTCGTTTTTGTAGAAACCTTTCACAGGACATGTGCCACCCATAGGGTGACGGATCGTGATGGGCTAAGGT